TTGAATCAGGCTTTCCTTTGATAGAAGACTTTACGACTCCTATCAGGGAAGCTGCTCAGTTGGAGTGCGCATTTAAAGAAATGACCCCTGCTAATATTGCATTAGCTCTTGGTCACGACCCGAATGCTGCTCCGTATTCAACCATGACAACGACTTCAGGTGAAGTTCCGTTAGGTGGTAGAGTTGCGCCCAAATTCCTGCGTATGGAGGCTGTTTATACATACCCAAGCGGAAGTAATTATATGTATATTATTTTCCCAAGAGCGCAGGTTTCTGCAAGTCCGGAGGTTGCATTTGCGGCTGAGGATGCTGCTGCTGTTACAGTAATATTTGAAGCAAAGTCTGCTGATAGTAACGTAACAGATGGTAATGCAGTATGGGATGATAAACCATTGGGTAGGATTCATTGGGAATAACAGCGACAAATGGACACGACACGATTGAGCGAGTCCTAAAATGGACGTTTAACAGCGTCAATAAAGTTATAAACTTTTAACAATCGAAATAAAATTCTGAAAAGAAAGGAATACTAACATGCCGGAAAAAAAGAAAATCAATCCACAGATTGCGGATCTCGAAATTGGGGTTCGCAATCTGAGAACCATTAAGATTTATCCGCTTTCTCTTGGAGATCAGTTAGAAATGACAGACCTGATAACTGAAACAGCACAGAAGTTTTTTGCATCAAGAGAAGAAATTGAGACTAAAAATGATATGGATTTCGCACAGTTCTTTGTAAATATTCTAAGGGATAATATTAAGAAAATCCTTGGTTTAATTACAGATGAAACAGACATTATGAAAGAAATCAGCAACATCCAGACAGTAGATTTGGCTAATCTTATTTATGAAATGAACTATGCAGAATCAATAAAAAACGCACAAAGCCTCTTCAAGAAGATTCAGCCTATGTTTCAATCGAAGGGGCAGTAACAGCAGTTTGCGAGAAGTATTCGTATAGGCTTGATGATATTTATAGGAAGTCATTTAAAGATGGAGGATTAACGTATGGACAAATAATCATTCTTTTTGAAGACTCAGAGAAACGAGAATTTGAGAGAATGAAATTTCAAGCAGCAGTACACGGAATAGATTTAGACAAAGACAAGAAAGAAAAAGTAATGTTTCCTCATCCTGATACTTTTAAGGATTTATCTGATGAAGAAAAGAAAAAGAAAACGGAAGAGCAGATGATGATGCACAAAATGATGCTACCAAAGAATACGAGGCTCTAACATGGCTAATCAACTACTAACCAGCTATAAGAAGGTAAAAATGCTAAATCTTAAGGAGTATAACATCGATGGCTAATGAACTTGGATTGGGTGTACTTTTTTATGGCAAGTTAGATGCAAGCCTTAATGCACAAATTAAAAAGCTTGAACAGGCGGTTTTAGGTTTAAACAAAGGATTTACAACTGTTAATAAGGGAATGAGTACAGTTGAGAAAACCTCTAAATCTGCGACAGTTGCCACTACTGCCCAGACAAAAGTCACTAAAAAGGCTGGCGATGAGATGGGCATGTATGGCCGGAAAATAGGCCAAGTCCAAGGCGGCATCCAAAGATTAACAGCAGCTATGAAAGTAACAGCTTCTTATACCTTAGCTGCTGCGGCTTTATTTGGAGTTGTAAACGCATTTAAGCAAGGCATATCCGCAATATTTGATTTTGATCAAGCTCTAAAAAATCTTCAAGCCATTACAAGTGCCACCGATGCTGAAATAATCGTTTTAGAAAAAGTCATAAAAGAAGTAGCAAGCACTACAAAATATTCTGCACAAGAAGTTTCAGACGCTGCCATATTAATAGGTCAGGCTGGTTTTACTGCTGCTGAATCTATAGATGCTATTCAAGCAGTTGCTATGTTAGCTACAGGAACTTTATCCGATATGAAAACCACTGCTGATTTAGTAACGACAGCAGTAAGGGCTTTTGGATTAGAAGCCAGCGATTCAGGAAGGATTGCTGATATTTTTGCAAGTGCAGTCAACAGATCGAAATTAACCATTGATAAAATAAGAACTTCTTTTAACTATCTTGGGCCAATAGCGCATAAGGCTGGACTTTCATTAGAAGAAACAGCGGCTGGGATGATGGTTTTGGCTAACGCCGGCTTAAGAGCTTCAACAATAGGCACTGGTTTTCGGCAGGTTTTGGCAAGATTGATAGCTCCTTCTGATAAATTAAGAACAGCGTTTATAGCCGCCGGAGCAGATTTATCTAAGATGAACCCTGCTATGAACGATATGGAAACTATCATTGGTGAATTAGTTAAAGTTGTTCCTAATGCTCAAAAAGCCTTTGAATTATTTGGATTAAGAGGTGCCGCTGCCGTATCTGCATTAACTGAAGCTGGTGTGGGTGGTTTCAGGGAGATGCTCAAGGAAGTATATAGGGTAGGAACAGCAACAGAAATGGCCAATAAGCAGATGGAAGGTTTAGGGGTAATGGCCAAGAATTTAATGGATAAAATTGGGCTTTTGGCTGTTGCTTTGGGTGAAGGCGGTATAGCGGATGCGTTTAGATTATTATTAAAGCTCCTTCGTCCCTTTGTCGATTTACTAACACAAATGGCTGACAACGTTTTTGGCAGAGTTATTGTTGCTGCAACAAGTTTAACCGTTGTGCTTCTTGCATTAAAAGTAACTCTTAACTATCTTGCAATTCAACTTTCAGCCATAGCGTTTGGATATACAGTAGTCGCTGTAAAAACGATGGTAGCTGCAACTGGTAGCGGGGTATTTTTAGTAGCTACAACAGCTCTAAGAACAGCATTGCAATCTTTGTGGGTTACAATGTTAGCCAATCCGTATATTGCTATAGCTGCCGGAATAGCTCTTGTCGTCATTGGTATAACTACATGGTTGAATAAACTTTCTGAAGCAGCAACAATTATTGAAGCCAATAATATTGCAATTGATAAACACATTCAGTCTCTTGAATCCTACAAGCAGCAATTATCTGAAGTAGAAAAAGGATCAATAAAATACACTTCCATAATTCAAAGACTTATTAAGGATTATCCTGAATTAGCATCACAGGTAAATCTTGCCACAATGGAATTTAGAGACGAAGGGAAAGCACTTGATTCTTTAATAGCCAAAAAACATGATGAAAAAATAAAAGGATTGATTCAATTATACGATGAATACGGTAAGAAAGTCAAAAATATAGTATTCTGGAATCTCCTTTGGAATGACACTATAGGAAAACTTTCACCAGCGGCTCTTCCTAAAGAGATTGAAGCTGATTTAAACAGGCAAGCACAAATAATCAGGCAATTGGCGATAGAATTTAAACAATATGGCATTGTATCTGGCTCTACTCTTAAAGACATTTCTGCCGCATTAACAAAACATGGTGATGTCGCTGAAGATGCATTAGATAAAAAAGCCAAAGCATTGAAAAAATATTTAGATGAAACAGCCAAAGCCTCATTAAAAAGTTCAGATATAATAAAACAGTTATCAGATGGATGGGTTGAGCTTTACAATAAAACAGATGATGCAAGGAAAAAGGATGTCATCGAAGCATGGAAAGCATATAATAAAAAAGAAGCTGTATTGATAAAAGAAGCAATAGCCTATTCTGAAGCGGCAGATGATAAAAAATCAGCAGATGAAAAATATCAAATAGAATCAGAAAAACTCTATGAGGATTCAATAAAAAAGGCAGCCAAAAGAGCTGATGTTAAAATTGATATTAAAAAACGAACTACTGAAAAAGAATTGGAGCTAATTGATAGTTTTATCGAACAAGAGAATAATAAATATATAAATTCATTGTTTAATATATCAAAACTTAATGCAGAAGAATTAAAGAATTTTAAAGGAACAAAAGAAGAAAGAGAACGATTATCGATTGAACTTGATGGTAAAGAAAGAAAACTCGATCAAGATAGATTGAACAATATTATTACTCTTGAAAATAGAAGAATAGAGTTAGCAAAACAAGTTTATAAAGATCAAATAAAAAACGTAGAAGAATATTATTCACTTGTAAAAAACATAGCCGAGACAAGCCATAATGAAATAGTTGATTTATTAGACACGAGATTAAAAAGAGAACTTAATAAAATAGAACTTCAAAATTTGTCTGAACAAGGAATTATTCATGCAAAAGCAAGAGTTCAAGAAGAATACTATAAAGACACAGAAGAAGAAAGCAAACGACATTTTAACGAACTCACGAAAATAACAAATGAAACCTACGATGCCATTGCAATAAAAATAAGAGCATCTGGCGAGTCCGCTGAAAAACAGGAAAAAGAACTATTCGATGCAAAGAAACAACGTAATGACGACATAAAGAAACTCTATCAAGAACGTTCAGATGCTTATAAAAAGACAATAGATTTCCTTATATCTGAAGAAGCCCGCCTTACTGGTGCTATCAAATCAGCAAGGGAAGAAAGAGAGCAGATTGCACAAAAAGGTGAGGATTTAATTCGCAACCTTAAATATAAACTTTTAACCGATGAACAAAAATGGAATGAAGAAAGACAACGTGCGAATGAGTTAATGGCACAAGCCAATGCTGAACTTCTTGCAGGTAACACAGCAGAAGCTACTAAATTCGCAGAAGAAGCAAGGAGTATTTATGATGGCCTTGCAGGTGAAGTAAAAGACAAGTCTGGCAATGTTATTAAAACCGTTGGTGATACAGTAAAAATAGCAATTGATGGTGTAACAAAGGCAACAGAATTACTAACACAAATCTCTTCTAAAGGGATAATTTCTCTTGAGACTGAATTAGTAAGGGTTCAATCTCAATTAAATACAGTTAACAATGCTTTTGAGGGGTTTAAGCAAACAATACAAGCATTTAATAAACAAGCTAAATTAGAATTAGATGTGTCTCCTGTAATACAAGCACTACAAAAAGCTGAGGCGGCTGTTAAAAGTTATATTGCAGCGTTAAAGAAAATTCCTGCAAAGATTGTTACTCAATTTGTCGGAAAAGCATCTCCTGAAAAACCTATAACTGAAACCATTGATGATGTAGAAAGCAAACTGGAAGGAATGTCTGATTATGCTAATTCTTTAAATCCAAAAGTTACTACTACTTTTGATGCAGAAACGTCTCTACTTGATGCTGCTTTTGACAATGCTACTAAAAAGATAGGTGTATATTTAGAGCAAATGGCTTCTTTGCAAGTATCAACTACTGACTTTCCTGGAGAAATGGCAGTTTTTAGACAGCTAAGGGTCGATATGATGACAAGCATTTCTAAAAAAATCAAACAAACAGCAGACCAATTTTCAGCTTTTAAAACCTTACTTGGAGAAACTTTTAGTAGTTATGGAAGTATATTAACAAAACAAACAGGAGGTATAATCCCAGGTTCAGGCCCAGGTGATACAGTTCCAGCAATGCTTGAACCAGGAGAATTTGTAGAACCAAAATCAACAGTTAAAAAATATGGTTCTGACTTCTTTGAAGCATTGCGAAACAAACTAATCCCAAAAGACTCTATTCAATCTTTAATGGCTGGAGTAAAGATGCAGACAGGTGGAATAATTAAGTCAACTCCACAAAGAATGCAATCTGAAGGCATGGTTCAGTCCTTACTTCCAGAATCAAGAGCAAGTAACGTATTTAACATTAAAATAGCTCCTACAATAATGAGCGGTGATAGAACTACTATACGAAAGGTTGCTGTAGAGATTAAAGCAGCATTACAAGGGTTGGATCATAGGTGGGCATAAATGGCCAAGATAAAACTATATACTCGAAATATACTCGAATCTGGAACGGTAACAGTAACCGGAACACCAGACACCGGCTTCCCAGAATCAAGACTTTATGATAGATCGATTTCTTTATTTTGGAAAGACACAGTAACAGAAGCAAAGACTTTTGTAGTTGACCAAGGTGCATCGGATAACCTTGCAGTTGATTTTTTAGCTGTTGAAAAACACAACTTTTCAGGTGCAGACATACAATGGCAATGGTCAACAGATAACTTTTCCGCAAGCATAAACGACGCAGTAACTGACTGGACACAAACAGATAACACCCAAATTACGAAAACTCTTACCACGGCATTAACAAAACGATACTGGAGAACGACGCTATCAAGCATGGCCAATCCTAAATGTGGTGAGATTTTTATGTCTTATGGGTACGAATTTAAGGTGAGATTTGACAACCCGCCAAAATTAATGTCAGAAGCAAACACAAAATGGAGTCAAACAGTAGGTGGAATAGAAAGATCAACCAAGTTTGGTGATAAGAGAAAAGTAAGAAACTATTCGATATTTTTAAGCACATCGGCTGAACTTGATAACTTCAGAGCAGCCATAGATGATTTGGATGATTATTCAAAACCATTTTATATTAAAGACCACGAAGGTGATTATTGGATGTGCCGTTTTCAAAACGTTCCACAAGAAGAACCAGTTACAGATGAAAACGCTGTAACCGTTATTAACGTTAGTTTTATCGAAATGCTATAGGTGATATTATGACAGCAATGAAACTTTTTACAACGCTTCAAAAGTATGTAGGCAGCCTTAACAATCTTGCCGTAAAAATCAGAAATGAGGAAATTGAAGCAGACGAAGCTACAATAAAAGCAAAAGAAATCATACAGGAAATGACTGAAATTCTCCAATGAAAACCATATCAGCATTCACTACAACTAAAATCGACAATCCTTATATTGACATTGTAAGGGTTGTAAAGATTGAATTCTCAGGGCTTACGCTCAACCTTTGTGATCGTGTATGGGGAGATGCAGGTAGTGAATGTGTGTTTAATGGTACTCTTTATGAGCCACTTATTGAATCATGGGGAGATATCAGGTCTGGTAGAATTAATCCAATAACTTACGAAGTCGAACCAAGCAGTGCTGATTTCGTAGTTTTAAATGGTATTCCAGTTGGAGGTTCGGATTCTTTCACAGAACTTTTTGGTTCTTATGAGCCACATTTTACTACAGTAACTATTTCTGAATTCCATGTTGGAGCTTCAGCCGCAGAAGATTTAGAAGATATTTTCAAAGGGAATATAGAAGACTTTCCTGAAATGACTACTGATATAGTTTCAGTAACTTGCTCTGGATATGAATTAAGCATAGCAAATAAATTCTCCCATAACATAGTCGAAGCCACTACTTATCCACAAGCTGACCCAGATGACCTTGGTAAAATGCTGCCACAGGTATATGGTAGGGCAAAAAAAGTACCATTCATGGCAGTTGATGCTGGTGGGTTTACGTTTTTAATAGCTGATATTTCAGCCTCAGTAACTACAATAGATATTACAGATTCAGCTAAATTAGACGCAAGCGGAACGGTTCAAATCTCAGCCGAACAAATTACCTATACAGGCAATACAAGCAATCAATTAACAGGATGTACTCGTGGAGTAAACGCTACCGCAGCCACAATACACGCCAGAGGTGCTTATGTAGCCCAAATTCAATCAAACTACATTTACATAATAGGCCATGCAGTCAAAGCGGTGGACGTAGTATATGTTGGTGGAGCAAGAACAGCTTCAGGATTTACAGCATATACCGGACAGACAGGAGATGCACATGCAAGTTATCCTGGAAAGGCGTGTATCGACTTTACTGTCCTTCCTATCCTTGCAAGACAGGTTGATTTTACATTATCAGACACAACAGATGTTTCGGACACGATAGGAGTTTCAGACACAATTACAGTTGTTGATGGAATTATTATTAATGACACGGCAGGAGTTTCAGACGCTATTACTGTTGCTGATAATATTGGATATACTTCGGCGGGGTCGAATAAAGAATTATATCCAAATGCATACAATGCGGGTTCTTATCCACAGCAGGTAACTAATCCAGCCAATGTGTATGATGGCAATGAAACTACATATTGTGCTATAGATGCTCAAGGAAATCCATCATGGACATGCCCGTCAACAAATTATGGCACAATTGCCACGCAGTATATGTGGATATTAATAGAAATAATCGCAAATGAAACAATAACGATACAAGACAGCGATGGCAATACGTTAGGCACGATTTCAATCACACCAAAAGCATGGTTTAGATTTACAAAATCTGGTGGCACGTGGGCACTTGGACTAAAAGTTACTGGTATTGATGAAAATAGTAGCACCAGAATTTACGAAATCAAAAAAATAGTTGAATACACCCCAACTCTTACAAAAACCGGCGCAGCATACAGAGGCGGTGCAGCAACAGCCACGGGAGGAGTTGCAAGAAGCGGTGATGCAACCAAAGGTGGCGCTGCCACGAAAGAAGGTGCAGCCACAAAAACAGGTGCAGTAACACTTACCGGAAACAGTATAGCCGATATAGTCATAGGCGGGATAGTTGCTTGCGATCTTCAAGGCTTTCAGGATGATGGGGCAGGAACTTACACCGGAACGCCCAATGCACTGATAGAACGCCCAGATCATATCCTTAAACACATCTTAATTAACAGGTGTGGTCTTACTGCCTCAGAAATAGATTCAACCACATACACAGCAGCAGGAGCTTATTATGCTACTAATTCTTTTGTACTTGCCTTTGCGATATTAGAAAAACCAAACTCAAGATTTCTTATAAACGAAATAGCAAGGCAGGCAAAAAGTATAGAGATTTGGGAAGCCGGTGTTCATAAACTTATTCATCTTCCAGTTGATGAAACAACAGACAAATCAATAGATGGTTATCGTATAGATCTTGATCAGATTTGGGTAAAATATACAGATAGAGCAGATATAAAAAACACATTATCAGCAAGATATAATAGAATATGGTCTGGATATACAAATGAGACAGAATCAGATCAAGGCGTTGTAATTGCAACCGACACTCCAAGTGTTACTAAATACGGTACACTTCAGGGCGATCCTTTTTCATTTCCTTATATACCAGGTGCAACTCAAGCACAGGCTATTTTAGACTTAACCAAAGAAGATTTAAACAATCCACGACTTATGGTTGAATTCTCAGGTGGTTATTATCTTACCGATCTTGAAAGAGGAGATATAATCGAATTTGCCAATGTAACAGTAAACGAAGGAGATACGCCTACAAATTTATCCAATGCACTTCTTGGTTTAGTCCGAATGTCATTGCATCAATTTAGAATTATTGATAAAACTCAAAGCGATTCAATTAAATTAGAAACCATTCGATTAAAGCCTCTGTATCAAAAGACTATTGAAGGACAATATGATATATTACTTCAGAAAACTACTACAGGGCAGTACGATATATTATTACAGAAATTAATTGAAGGACAGTACGACATTAATGTTCAGAAAATTATAGAAGGTAAGTACGATATTCTACTTCAGACTAATATAGAAAGTAAGTATGACTTATTATTACAAAAACTCATAGAAGGTAAATATAAAATTAATGTAGGAAATACTGTTGAAGGTAAATATGACATACTACTTCAGAAGACTTTAGAAGGTAAGTATGATATTCTACTACAAAAAACAGCTGAAGGACAGTACGATATATTATTGCAGAAATTAATTGAAGGTAAATACGATATTAAAGCACCTGACGATTGGGGTGACTCAGATACATGGGGTGACTCTGACGTATGGGAGCTTAACTAAAAGGAGGAATTATGGCTATATCAGCATCACTTATTAAATTTTATCAATGCGCAGTCTGGGAATCCGGAGACTCACATGGTGGTGATATCGACACACTTAGTGAAATCACGTCAGCCACAGATCAGAACATTTTTGATGACGTATCAGACGCAGGGCGAATCTCAGGTGAAACGAATTACAGAAAGATCTATGTTCGTAATGAAAACGCTGATACATGGGAAGGTGTAAAATTATGGATAGATCAATTCACTACTTCAACTGGTGACGAAATCACCATTAAACTTGGAACTAATGCAGGTGTTCAGTCTGTTGAAGGCGTTGCAGCCGGTTATGTAAGTCCAAGCTCTAAGGTTCATGCAGATGTTTTAAGTATTGGAGATTTAGCACAAAACGCATATCAATCAACATGGATTAAAAGGGTTGTAACTGCTGGAGCTTCAGGAGAAACCAATAACTCTTTTAAACTTGCGTGTGAATCATCATAAGGAGGGCAAATGCCATACACAACATATAATTGTGATGCACTAACAGGTGGTGCAGTTCGTGCGCTGGATTCATATTCGGTTGGAGTTCTAACGACCGGAGACAGATCTTTTGTTGATGAAACGGGCGAAACATTACGCTTTAAATATAACAGCGCCGGCACAGCCGCCGAAAACGTATCAACTCATCCATATGTAGTGCGCCCGGATGATTATTCAACCGGTGGTAACTGGGAAGAACAGGAAACACTTGGGATTAAAAGCCTTGTAAATGCAATTCTAACAGACGATCATACTTGGACTGGACCAACACAATCAATCACAGCAGGAGAAAATCTTGCGACATTTGAAACAGTATATTTAAAATCAGATGGTAAATACTGGAGAACTGTTGCAAGCATAGAAGCACTTTCAAAAGGTAAGGTTGTAATGGCAAGCGCCACAATAAGCGGAGAGACAACTGGGATAGCAATTCTCCCAAGTGCATTAAGTTTTGTCCGTGATGACAGTACAGATAAATGGGCTGTTACAAACCCAGGGGATGAGATGTGTTTATCATTAGTATCTGGAGAAATTACAAATGATGTTTCTGGATATACTACTGGAAATATAGTTAGAATTTGTGGACACATGGAAACAGCAGTTATACTTAATTTTGATGTTGATAAAACTTATATAGAGGTAGCATAGATGATAGAATCAATTAAAGACATAGATATTGAAACTAAAGCATACAAATGCAAGTGCGATAAGATTGGTAAAAAGTTTGAGCGGATAAAAAAGAAGGATTTGGCAGGCATGGATGAAAGACCATCTAATACCGAAGCTGCCCTTTGTGATGAGGAGATAGTTAAGTTTAAGAAGTTCCTGAAAGATAGCGGTTATGGCGGGGATTGTTGGTGTAAATTTATAAAGGAGTATGTACATGCCAGTATCTAATGCAAGTTTACTTGACTTGGAGTGCACCGCTGCTGAATTAGCAGATGGTTGGACAGATGGAGACACGGGTGAAGCTGTAAGTCAGGCAGAAACCAATGCTCCGGCTGCTGACCCTATGGCTACAGTATGGAGCTTTGATACTAATACGAGTGCTGATACTGATGATAGAGCAAAACGTTCTAAAGATATAGGCTCGATTGATGGAGTTGGAAATCGTGTTGTTGTATCCCTTAAATTATACTGTGATGCTATAGGAACAATGGCAAACACAGATCTCTATAATTTTGTTATGTATCGCAGTGATGTTGCGTTTGCAGCAAGGTTTGCTTCTGATGGACTTTTTATACATGATGGAGTCGCAGATAATGAGGTTGGCGTCAATCTTGTATCCCAAGATGCCTGGCAGGAATGGACTTTTGATATAGATTACTCTGGAGGGGTTGCGGCGGCTGTTGTAGATGTTTATTTAGGTGGGGTTTTACAGGCCTCTGCTGTGGATTGTAGTTTTACAGGGGCATATACTGATGGAACAATCGTATTTGAGCAATATGGTTATACTACTGACAATCAACTTACCTATCTCGACTGGCTCAAGATTGGTGATGGGTTTGCGGTCTGGACTGGTAAAATATGCGGAGTTACGAATCCTGCTAAAATCAACGGTATCGCAGTAGCTAATATAGCTAAAGTGAATGGAATTGCATAGAACTATTTTACAAGCGGAAAGAGAAGCGGTTAAGATTAGGATACCTAAACCATAACAGTTATCTGAAAAAATAACTTGACAAATTAAAAACATTGTAATACGAATAATTTATGTTTTTCATACATATCTCCTAATGCTGTTGGTAGATGTTAACGCATCTGCCAGCGGTCTCATCAACAATCCCTCTTCGGGAACTAAATTAAACTTCTTGAACATCATTTTTGTTCGTTAACCATTTAAGTTCTCGGAGGGCATCATGTCACAAGAAACAGATTATCTTTTACGCTTAATGTCTTTAGGCACAAAAGAAGCAATAGTTACCGCAGTTACCGCAGATTTAACTCCAACCGAATTCACATCACAACTCACTTTAGGTTACAAGCGAAAATCCCTATCTGTTTATAATAACAGTAATTCGAGTTCTGGCGAATGTCATTATTCTTATAGTGCATCCGCAACAGATGGAAGCCTAAGCCAAATATTACCTAAAGGTGAGAAAATAAAAATACCTGTTTCAACTGATATTAGTGTTTACTTTTTTGCAAGTACAGCAACAGCTACGTCTGGTGAAATAGGCGATCTAAGGGTAGAAGAGGTCTCGTAAGAGTTAAATGACATTCTTAACAACCGAAGCAGGCGAATTATTACTTACAGAAAATGGTTATTTTTTAATCATCGATGAAGTTATTTTTGCTGCTATAAGAAGAACCTTTACCGTACTACCAAGAACAACTGAGTTTACAATTATTCCAAGAACAGTTGAGTTTACCGTACTGCCAAGAACAACTGAGTTTACCGTGAAATAGAGGATATTATGGCACTTAAAATAAGCCCCAGAGATTCGTTAGACAGCATGACATTAGGCGAAGAATATGCTTATGAACTCGACACTACAGATGAATTAGGCACTAAAACTGTAGCCTCTCACACATATAAAATTTATGACAGTGCAGGAGTAGATGTTACAGATACGTTTGGCGGGGGCAGTTCTATAGCGGCAGGGATTATAACTTTTGGGATTAAAGCTTATGCCGTAGGAACTTATACTTTGAAATTTATCGTAACCTGCGGAGAGATGCTTCCCGACGGCGTAACGCCTTATGAATTCTATATAATTATGTCTGTATCAATAAGTTAGGAGTTACTATGGCAAACATAAAAATATCAGAGCTTCCAGAATTAACTACGCCGGCAGATGTTGATGAAATTGCTATCGTTGATAATGATGTTGCTGCCACCAAAAAAGTAACAAGAGGTAACCTTTTTCCAGATGCCACGTCATCATTGAAAGGATTAGCCACAGCCGCACAGATTACTAAACTTGACGGGATTGCTGCTGGGGCACAACCTGGAACAGTGACATCGGTTACCGGAACAGCTCCGGTGGCTTCTTCCGGTGGAACAACTCCAGCTATCAGCATTCCAGCAGCTACTAATTTAGTAGCAGGGCACGCCACAGCAGCTCATATAACAGCTATAGAAGCTAACACTGCAAAGAATACTAATGTTCCAACCGCTTTAAGCATGGGAACTATAGGAGTAGCAACCATAGCAATTACTTCAGACGGTGGAGCAGATGATGTTACACTTCCTACGGCCACCAATGCTGCTGCTGGTGTTGCGAGTGCTGCTCAGATTACTAAACTCGATGGGATAGAAGCCTCTGCTGATGTAACTGATAATATAAATGTGAACGCTGCCGGAGCTACCATGAACGCTGATACAGATGTCAGTGCAAATGGTTGGGTTATAGATGAAGATAATATGGCCAGCAACCTTGCTTCAAAAGTTCCAACTCAACAATCAGTAAAAGCGTATGTTGATGCGGTAGCTTCTGGTCTTGATCTAAAAGATTCTTCCCGAGTTGCTACTGCCGCTGCTTTGCCTGCCTGCACACCCGCTGGTTCTGGGATTGGGAAAACCTTAACCGCAACCGCAGTCGGGATTCTCACTGTTGATGGGGTTGCAACCGTTCTTAACAATAGAATCCTCGTTAAAAATCAAGTTGCGGGAGCAGACAACGGAATCTATAAGGTTACAACCGAGGGAACTGCCGGAGTAGCTTTTGTTTTGACCAGAGCAACCGACTTTGATCAAGATGCAGAGGTTACTTCAGGGGCGTTTACTTTTGCCGAAGAAGGGACTGTTGGAGAGAATAATGGCTATGCCTTAACAACAAACGACCCGATTACAGTTGATACCACAGCTTTAGTGTTTAGTCAATTTTCTGGTGCTGGACAAATAATCGCCGGAACTGGAATGACCAAAACCGGCAACACGTTGGATGTCGGAGGAGGAACAGGGCTTACCGCAAACGCAGATGACCTTTCTGTAGATTATGGTTCTACGGCGGGAACAGCCTGTCAAGGGAACGATGTGAGACTGTCTGACGCAAGGACGCCGACAGCTCATGCAGGCTCTCATATAACTGGTGGCTCAGACATTGTTGCCAATGCTATAGCGGCAGGTAATGCTGGATTAATGTCAGGAGCAGACAAGACTAAACTTGACGGGATTGCTGCTGGGGCACAACCTGGAACAGTGACATCGGTTACCGGAACAGCTCCGGTGGCTTCTTCCGGTGGAACAACTCCAGCTATCAGCATTCCAGCAGCTACTAATTTAGTAGCAGGGCACGCCACAGCAGCTCATATAACAGCTATTGAAGCTAACACTGCAAAGAATACTAATGTTCCAACCGCTTTAAGCATGGGAACTATAGGAGTAGCAACCATAGCTATCACCTCGGACGGTGGAGCAGATGATGTTACACTTCCTACGGCTACCAATGCTGCTGCTGGTGTTGCGAGTGCTGCTCAGATTACTAAACTCGATGGGATTGAGGCCGGTGCTGATGTTACTGATTCAACTAATGTAAACGCAACAGTAAAAAGAATCGTAGTTATAAAATGTATAGCCGATGACACCGCCCTAACCGTTGCAGACGGCAAGGCTTACTTTACAGTCCCTATCGAACTTAACGGAATGAATCTTATTAGTGTAGGTGCTCATGTTTATACAGTTTCATCCAGCGGACTTCCTACATTCCAGATACATAATTTAACTGATGCTCAGGATATGCTTTCTACAGCTTTAACGATAGACGCAACCGAAAAGGACAGCAAGGATGCGACAACACCCGCAGTTATTAATACAACTTATGATGATGTAGCAACCGGAGACGAGTTGAGATTTGACTGTGATGTAGCTGGTACATCTACAAAAGGATGGGAGATTCGCATGGGCTTTCAATTAGTTTGATTAGAGTAAGATTCTGCTTGCCATAAATTAAAAGGTATGATACACTCCTTTTAAAAAAGGAGGAGTAATCATGGCAAAAAGACCAGATGTAGTTTTAAGAAATAAAAGTAAAAAACAAAGAGAGGCTGTAAGTAGGGCGTCAAAGGGGAGAACCCATACTGAAGAAGCAAAGAGAAAAATGAGTTTGGCAAATATTGGCAATAAAAAACACTTAGGGCATAAACATTCAGATGAAGCAAAAGCAAAGATTAGAGAAGCGAGAAAAAGGCAAATTGGAGAAAAACATCCAAGCTGGAAAGGCGACAAGGTGGGATATGGAGCTTTGCATGATTGGGTTAGAAGTAAGGGAGGACAGCCAAATCAATGTGAAATCTGTGGCAGAACAAGTGCTGAAGTGAAAATTGAATGGGCAAACAAAGATCATTCGTATAAGCGGAAAATGAAAGATTTTTTACAAGTTTGTCGTAGTTGTCATAGAAAATATGATATTAAGCATAATGGATATAAACTTGGATGTAATAATTAGGATTTTCCGCCCCGTAACTATACCATAAGGAGTAACCAATGATAACAAGCGTAACAGTAACCAAACAATCGGTATTGGAGAAAATATAATGGACATACACATTCTAACACAGGATAAAGATGTAAACACAGTCAATGTTGTCTTTCATATTCCCGTACCGGCGGTATTGAATGAGGTTGGAATATCATACCGAAATGCAGTGGTAATGGAAGCAAAAGGCGAGATAACTTCTGCTCTTTATAATATTACACCTGCTGAGCTTACTTTATTGCAATCGGGGGCAGAGATCGAGAAGGCGGAAACAGTAAGATTCTCTTCAATATATCTTACCAATGCTCAGAGATTGCAGCAGGTAGTTGACAGGTATAATGCGGTAAAGACAGCCTTGATAGCAGAGAAACAAATTA